CAGCTCGCAATCAAATGCGGCTAGCACGGTTCGTTTCGTCGACGGCATCATTCGCTGGCCTGTTGTGCAGACCCTTAACGGGGTCGTTACGGTCACTGACCGTAATAGCATCAGCATTAAAGCGAGTATCGCCGAAAACACTCCCGACAGCGATGTTTCTGAACTCGTTGAGCAGGCGACCAACCTATTCCGGTCGATCTTGTTCCGTGAGATGATGAAAACTCGCTACGCTGCTTCCTAAAACTGGAGTAAAATTATGTTCGTTCTTGATGATAAACTCAGACGAATCATCGCATTATTTATTAAGCGATGCAGCAACAGTCACCTTTCTCGAGAATTCGAAAGATGCCTTGAAGAGGACGACTGGGATTCACTTGTGAAATTATCACCGAATCCGACGAAGTACGATTGCTACGCAGCTTACACCGCTGATTCAGACCTTTGTGGGCTCCTTAAAAAAGTCGACAATCTGCCAACGTCTTTCGACAAGACTGAGGTCGCGCTGGAAAAGTGGTTCGATGCCGAACAATCGTGTTACTGGACTAATGAGCGGATCGCGCAACGCGATACTTGGGACCCGAGAATCATCGAGTTCATGCAAGCCGTGAGGCGACGCATCTCAAAAATCCTAGGCCCTGTCCCTGAGCATCTGATGCTCAAGCATGGTCCAGGTTCCACGTTTGCTGATACTGGGGGGGCGACCCCCTTGGACAAAATGTCCTCCGTTCCCACCCTCACCCGTGATGCCTGGCCTTGGCTGGTTCCTCTGTTTGGAACTAAGTGGGGCTCTTGCATCGCGAATATTGGGGAATTGTCGTTCGTCCATGGCAACCGCCACGCAACAGTTCCGAAGAACAGTCGCACCGAAAGGTCGATTGGGATCGAACCGTCGGTTAACGTCGCTTATCAACTTGCAGCCGGTCGGCACATCCGTGCCCGCCTACAAAACAAGAAGATCTGCGGTGTTGACTTGGACAATGGTCAGGCATACCATCGTGAGATGGCAGCTCTTGGGTCCTTCACGGGATCCTTGGCGACTATAGACTTATCCTCAGCTAGCGATACCGTTAGCAGGGACCTGGTGAGGTTCCTGCTTCCCCCTGCTTGGGTCGAGTTGCTTGACAGCCTCAGGTCCCCTTTCACTTTAGTCGGTGAGAGGTGGATTCGGCTTGAAAAGTACTCGAGCATGGGTAACGGTTTTACGTTCGAACTCGAAACGCTTATATTCTTCTGCCTCTCTTCGGAGGCTTTCGTCAGAGCCCTTGGGTATGAGCCTGAGGTTTACTCTGATATCGCTGTTTACGGCGATGATATAATCGTTCGGACGAAATCAGCGCAAGCTGTCTTGGCAATCCTTTCTTTTTGTGGATTCACCACTAATGTTGAAAAAACGTTTCTCGAGGGCCCTTTCCGCGAAAGCTGTGGGGGCGATTTCTTCGACGGTGTCGACTGCCGGCCTTACAGCCTTAAGAAGATACCTACGGAGCCTCAGGATTGGATCGGATTTGCCAATGGCGTACGCCGCCTTGCCGCCCGAACAGGTGGCTTTGATGGTGAACCTGAACTCTTTAAGGTTTGGCGACTCATCCTCGATGAGCTGCCCTATGGAATTCGACAGTGCCGAGGTCCTTGTGATCTCGGTGACATCGTTATCCATGACCGGAGGGAGAACTGGAGTACGCGGACAAAAGACTCGATCCGTTATGTGAGATGTTATGTTCCAATCTCGGAATGTGATGTTGCGCTTGATGGGTTCGGCTATGATGTCCTTTTTGCTAGTCTTCTCTACGGAATCTCTGTCTCCGACGACTGCCTGAAGTTCAGGGGTCGCGAGAATAGTGGTCGGGGAGTCATATCCCGCCGCTCTAAACAGAGTTTCGTAGTGAAGTGGGTCCCGTACTCGTAAGAGTGCGGGGAACGTTTCTGGCGTTCTAAAAGCCAGGTGGAAG